GCCAAGAACACGACGACCGATTTCACCCTGCTGAAATCCGCAAACCTTTCTTCCTACACCAACCGCTATGACCAATTTTCGATTGCCGTGGGGTCGCTTGAAACAGGCTCGTATAAGTATGAAGTTTACGATACCAATAGCACGGTTACCGCTGCTTTGGCGGTCGTTGAAACGGGCTTGGCATTTATACAAACCGCAACGATAGGCTTCAATACCTACGCAAACACAATCACTTACAACACCTTCCTCACATCCAGCGTGAGGGTATTCGATTCAACCTTTGACCAATCCTTCGCATGAGCGTAAAAACACGAAGCGAACTCCAAGCGAGCGCATTAACCATTACCAACGAAACCGCTGCCGGGGCGAATACCGCATCCCGTGTAGGCGGTCTATTCGACGACCTTGCAGACACCGCAACGCTTGACATCGAGCGTGGCTATGCTTCGGTTGCTACGGCTGCTGATAGGTCATTTGTAACGACCAATAATACTGCTGCCAAATTACTGATTACAACAGGCAACAACATTCTATCAACCAACAACTTTTCGAGAGTTGCAACAAGTGCGGGGCCATCAATCACCTACACGGGGACGCTATCCGCTGCAATTAGGGTGAGTGCAAATCTAACTTTTTCGGGGGCAAATGGCGATGATTACGCTTGGAGTATTTACAAAAATGACGTACAAATCGGCTCGTCTGAAGCACGAGTTACTTTGAGCCATACCGAGGGCCATCAAGTAGTTTTGGAAACCTTTTTGATAGCAAATACCAATGATGAATTTTCAATCTATGTAACTTCAATTGATGGTGTTAGGACGATTACCATCACATCCATCAGTTTTAATGCTCACACGCTATGAGTAATAAATCTACTCAACACTTCACCCAATGGTTGGGGATAGAGCATAAGGTCCCCGTGATGTTGGAGAACCGCTCCGGCAAGTACATCACCTACGGCTTTGCGAACGAATACCCTTACTACCTGCTGGACAACTATCGCAGGAGCAGCAAGCACAACGCTATTGTCAACGGCAAGGTCAACTACATCATGGGCGGAGGATGGCAGGCAGGGGATGACTTGACCGTGGAGCAGCAGGCCCGGTTCATCAAGTTCTTCGACGGACTTTCCAGCACGGAGGACCTAAACGACATCACGGAGAAACTGGTCTTGGACTTAGAGATTTTCAACGGCTTTGCGGTTGCGGTAACTTGGTCTAAACTTGGGACCATTGCCAAGATGGAGCACGTCCCGTTCGAGAAAATCAGGGTTGACAAGGAGGAGAAGATGTTTCAGGTCGCTGACTGGTACAACGATGATATGATGCAACTCTTCCCCAAAGTCGGGGACATCGAGAAAATCCCGGCCTTCGACCCGGAGAACCGCCTCGGAAAGCAGTTGTTCTACTATCGTGTGTACGCAGCAGGCGTAAAGCACTACCCGCTGCCGGAATACATCGGAGGGAACGCTTGGATTGAGGCAGACGTGCAAGTGGCGAACTTCCACAACAACAACCTGCGCAACAACTTTTGGGGCGGTTACTTGATAAACTTCAACAACGGCATCCCGACCCCTGAAGAACAGGGCGACATTGAGAGGCAAATCAAGCGTAAGTTTTCGGGAACGGACAACGCTGGTCGCTTCGTTGTAACCTTCAACGATGATGCAGCCAAGGCCCCGACGCTGGAACCGCTCACTCCGAGCGACATGGATAAGCAGTTCGAGATATTGAACAAGGCCATCCAGCAAGAGATATTTATCGCCCATCGTGTAACCAATCCCATGCTTTTCGGAGTCAAGACCGAAGGCCAATTGGGTGGACGCAACGAATTGGTCGAAGCATACGAACTATTCAAGGCTACCTACGTCAACGACCGGGTGCAGAAGGTCGAAAGAATGATAAACTACTTGGGGTCTTTCAACGGAGTTGAGGGCATGGAATTGATTCCTACCAATCCAATCACGGAGCAGTTGAGCGAACAGGCTCTCCTTCAAGCCATGACCCCAGCAGAACTGCGTGAGAAGGCAGGCTTGCCACCGATTGAAATCAAGACCGAATCAAGCGTTCAAGACGTTATCACGGCTATCAATTCACTCTCTCCGTTGGTTGCCAACAAGGTCTTGGAATCCATGTCAGCCAACGAAATTAGAGCCTTGGTGTCCTTGCCTGCAAAGGCAGAGGGTTCGGGTCTTGCAGGAGCAACTGCAGCCGTAGAGGTCAGCCCTGAACCTACTGCACCGCAAGGCTTGGCATCAAACGAGAACATCAAGAAGTTGTCGGGCCGTGAGTATCAAAACCTGATGCGAATCGTGCGTCAGTATATGCAGGAGAAAATCACGCTGGAGATGGCTCGGACGATGCTATCAGCCGGCTTCGGCCTATCTTCCCAAGAGATTGACACGATGCTCGGAGTGCAGGCCCAAGAGTTCAGCGAACCCGATGAGGATGAGGACTACGGATGGGGCGACGAAGAGTTCAAGGTCTTGGAGGTCGTTGCCTCTAAGTTTGGATGCCATGCAGACGATTACCATGTGATGCACTCCAAGCCGATGCGGTTTGACTCCAACATAGACGAGAATATCCGCTTGGCATTTGCCGAACTGGGCGAAGAAGAAAAGGAACTTGACCTGAAGATTGAAGCATACCGCAAGAAGAACCGGGACGCAAGCGTTGAAGAGATGGCCAAAGAGTTTGGTGTGAGCAAGGCCAAGGTCGCCAAGCGAGTCGCCTACCTTCTAACAAAGGACCGCTATCCTGTTGCACGGGCGGTTGACAACATCGCGAAGGAAAACCTCGCAGAGAGCAAGAAGGCAACCGAGCCTGTACTTGAAGTCCGATACAAGTACGCATGGGCGACAGGGTTCAGCAACAAGGACAAAGGCTCCAGCCGTGAGTTCTGCAAGGTCATGCTTGACTTGGCCGGGCAAGGCAAGGTTTACACGAGGGAGGACATCGACGGGATTTCTGCAATCATGGGCTACTCCGTATGGAATCGCAGGGGCGGTTGGTATCACACACCGAGCGGAGTGAATCGCCCCCAATGTCGCCATGTATGGGAGCAGCAGTTGGTCATCCGTAAAGGCAATAAAATCAGCAAGGCATGAAGGCACTATTCATAAGCGAATCGACGCTGCTCGACAATAGCATCATAAACGAGAACGTATCCTACACCCAAATCCGTCCAACGGTTGTCAAGGTGCAGGAGATGCGGATTCAGCCCATCGTTGGCTCTCCGTTGTATGGGGAATTGGTTACGCAGGTCGTCAGCGGTTCAACGTCTGCACTCAACCAAACGCTGCTGGAGGACTACATTCAGCCTGCTATGATTCAATGGCTCTACTACGAGTTGCCGATGGTTCTTGCGTTCAAGTACATGAACAAGGGGATGGTTCGCAGAACAAGCGAAGAATCCTCGCAAATGAGCATGGAAGAGATTACCCGGCTGACCGATAAGGTCAAGAACGATGCCGAGTGGTACTCCGAACGCATCACTCGCTACCTGATGGAGAACCGCAATTCATACCCCTTGTGGAACTCGCCTCCGTCGGCTCTTGACACCATCTACCCGAACGCTACCAACTACCGAACCGGGATGGTCTTGGACCGCAACCGAAGGATGGGAATCAGCAACCTTGACTACCCCTATCCCTACGGTCAATTCGGGGCGTGTAATGACTGCTAACGATGGGCGCACACAAGAAGAACATACTGAAACTGCAGACTTATGTCATGGATAAAAATCAAGCAGGCCCTGCTGGACCTTGCAAATGCTCATCCTCAGGTCAACTCCTTCGGGACGGGCGACCCTCTTGCGGTAGGCACGGACAACACCATCAACCTGCGAACCCCAAGCCGTGAGCGCATCGTCTATCCTTTGGTCTTTGCGGATGTTCAGTCGGCAAGTACTGATGCTGGGACTTTGGACCTTGTGGTCGGTGTCTATTTTAGCGACCGGGTGGAGTCCATCAAACCGATGGGCGGAGTGGTTTCGGGAAGCCCTACGCTGGGTTGGCAGGACAACGAGGACGAGGTCTTGAGCGACCAGTTGCAGATAGCGCAGGACTTTATTTCAAGCCTCACAAACGACCCGAACGAGGACTGGACCCTATCATCCAGCGTATCGCTTACCCGCTTCGTAGAGAGCCGGGATGACCGCACGGCAGGGTGGCAGGCGACGATGACCTTTGAGATTCC